CTCTATCTGCTAATTGGAAGACATACAGACAGGCATTAAGAGATGTGCCTAGTCAAAGCGACCCTGACAACATCACTTGGCCCACTAAACCAGAGTAAACGATGCCTTCAGTATTTAAATTCAACGGAAACGAAATTATTGATAGTAGTGGCAAGTTAGGTGCTTCCACAATGGATGCAAACCAGGCGTGTGTAAAAACAGCACTTAATGCTTCTGGTGACCCGCCTATTTTTGCAGTTAGAGCCTGGGTTAATTTTAATGGTGAAAACAATACAAGTAATGCAAGCGCACTAGACACAACCAACAGGTATATTCGTGCTAGTGGTAATGTGACAAGTGTTGTAAGAAATGGTGCTGGCGATTATACAGTAACTTTTACAACTGCGATGCCTGACACTAATTATGCAGTTTTTGTCACAATCGCAAACTATGGTACTGCTGCTGTTCATGTTGATAGTAATTCAAGTTATACTCCTACGACATATACAACAACACAAGTTCGCGTTGCTATGGGGGCTGCTTTTGATTCTGAATTAGTTAACGTAATAGTTGTGAGATAATATGGCATCTGAACTAAAAGTAGACACGATTAAACACACGAATAATACCAGTGCCATCACCCTGGATACTTCTGGGAATGTTACTTTGGCATCAGAACTTAAAGTCAACACAATAAAACATTCAAATGGAACATCAGCAATCACAATTAATTCTGACGGAAGTTTGTCAGGGAAATTCGAGGGAGCCGTGAAATTTGTAAGTACTGGTAAAGCATCAGGAAATCCTACTGATACTAATAAAGTCTGGATAGCATTTGGAATAACAAGTTCCTATATAACTTCAAATTCAGCGGGAAAATTTGGAATTGCTGGATTTGGTCAACCTGTTGGTATTTTAACTTATAATACAAGCAGTAGCGTTTGGAATAGTTGGACTTATATAAATTCAGCCACAGGTGATGCGTCAGGGTATGGACAGTTATCGGATTCATCATCCACACCAGGTGGAAACTTTTATAGTCAACATGGCTTTACCTACACTATTGAAATGGACAAAGTATGATCGCATATCGGATAGAAAAACTAAGTGATGACGGATCTTCTTATGCAGCGATGGTGGAAGCAAGTGAAGCTGGAATTAAAGAGATTCATGGTGATACTGAAGGTGCAAAAATAATTGCTGGAGAACATAAGCAATGGCATTTAGTTGAAACATTTGAAGTCCCAGATCCACAATAATGGCAACAATATCTTTCAAAGACGGGATGGTTCACAACACCCACCAGATTACCGATACAGTCGGAGTATCTGCGAATGAACGGGCAATGATTGTTGGGCCAATAGAATTAACATCAACAGGCACAATTAACCTGGCAGGGAGTTTAACTGTACTGCATGAACTAAACATCAACGGTGGTACAGTGAATGTACAAACTGGTGGAACACTGGATATAAGATGAGTACTTTAACTTTAGGTGGTAGTACATTAGCAAGTAAGTCAGGGAGTGTCCTGTCTTTGAACAGTGGGGTTACTTTTCCTGCAGGTCACATAATCAGTTTTGCAACTGGCACTCTTACAAGAGGAAGTGATGTAGCTATTGGTGCAAGTGATTATCATTTTACTGATTTAAGTTGTGATCTTGTCACCACATCGACAAATAACAAAATAGTAGTCCATATCTTTATACCCGATGTTTGGAATTTAGCTGGCAGCGGTAACGGAGTTCATTTGGGAGTGAGGTATAATGTCGGGACAGGGGCGTTTGATAATTCCGCTTCACAACAATTAGGTACGAGGAAATTTACAAGTGCATATAATGCTTACTTAGGTACAAGTGTATCTATATTAACTGCTGCTGCTTTAACGCTATCAGCTAATGTCCCAACAGTAAACACATTGCGATTGTACCCAATTCTATTAGGAACAGGTTCTGGTGTACAATTAATGGACAATTCCCACGCAACGAATGACGGTGGAAGGAACGAAGCAACTATAATTGCTTACGAGGTTAAACAATGATTTATTCAGATAAACCAAAATTACGTGATGCCATAAAAGCATTGACTGATGAAAAATGGAGTCATTACGAAGGAGATGATGCAAGCACTATTGGTTGGGATAACCCTGAAAATGCACCTAGTATTGAAGAATTAAATTCTAAATTATCTGAATTAATTACTGAGTGGGAAGCAAATCAATACCAACGTAATCGATCATCCGAGTACCTATCATGGCAGGAACAAATGGACATGCAATACTGGGACGCAAAGAACGGAACTAAAAAGTGGCAGGAAGCAATCGAAGCCGTGAAAACTAAATACCCAAAAGGTGAATAATGCCAGGTGTACTTAAATTAGAAGGGACCAACATCGCAACAGGCGATGGTAATGGGGCAGTTACGATTAATAATGCTACGCTTGGTAGTGCGGTTACAGTGCCTGCATCAGTTGGTGGAACTGAAGTGTTATTAGAAAAATATACTGCTAATGATAGCGTTACTAATAAAATTTTTGATTTATCTACTTTTTCTGAAACTTTTAATGAATATAAGCTTGTTTTAAACAAATTAATCCCAACGAATGATAATTGTGATATAAATGGAAGATTAGGAACTGCAACTGGTAGCATTCAAACTACAAATTATAGAATGTGCCGTTGGCATACTTACTTTTCTGGTACTGACCAAGCTGGGAATAGTAGTCTTTATTCAACAGATCGTTTTTTTCTACATACCGCTTTAGGTAACGCAACGGGTGAAGGTCTGAGTGGTGAAATGTTTATTTTTAGCCCAAGAAATGCTTTAACTAATACTACAACATCATGTCAGACTGTAGGTGTTTATTATGACAATAGTTTTGAATACCAAGTGTGTGGTTCTTTGAATATGAATGCACAGGATGACAAAGCAATTCAAATTTATGCTGAATCGTCATCAAATTTAAAATCGGGAACAATAACTTTATATGGGATCAGAGATGCCTAGATTTAAACATATAACAGGCGTAGGTGTTGTTCAATATACCCCTGAAGAAGAAACGGAAGCGGATATTGAAGACGCAAAATCTGCTGAACATACAAAATTAAATCAGTACAAAGAAGACAGATCAAGAGCCTACCCCAGCTATGCAGATCAACTCGATACGATTTACCACCAAGGCATAGATGCTTGGAAAGCAGAGATTAAAGCAGTCAAAGACAAGTACCCGAAGCCATGACTTTAGAAGAATGCGATAGAGAAATACAAATAACACAGAAACAAGTCACAGACTTGTCTGTGAAACTACAACAGTTAGTTGGGTACAAACAGGCATTGATGGATATGTCTGATAAAAAGGGAGGTTCTTCAGAAGATGGGGAGAGGGTACTAAAAGCAATGGGTGGAAACCCAAAATGAAACTGGCTTATAGATACCTATCTCAAAAAAATAACACTGCTGTCTCTCTTTATATTTTTGGGTTGGGAGATTAACAGTGCAGTCACACTTCTAAAGTCAGATGACTTGAAGTGTATGGCTTTAAACATTTATCATGAGGCTAGGAATGAGAGCACTGCTGGGAAAGTTGCAGTTGCACAAGTTGTTCTCAATAGAGTTAAATCCTCTCGATTCCCTTCCAACGTTTGCTCTGTCATCTATCAAGGGCAGCACAAGGGAGGACATCCTGATTTACATAGGTGTCAGTTTAGTTGGTATTGTGATGGTAGGGGTGACAGCCCTCGTGATTTACTTGCTTACAATAATGCTAACGAGATAGCTCAGTGGATTTTGATAGCAGGGAAATGGATACCAGATATAACAGATGGGGCTCTATATTATCATGCAGATTATGTAAGCCCTAAATGGAGTAAGTACAAAAAGAAAACAGCAAAAATAGATACACACGTTTTTTACCAATAACAAGTTACAGAGATTATGGACCATCACTTTCCTTCTCACACACCACCACAACCACAAAGTATTATGGAAGTAGAATCTGTACTAATGCTGGTTGAGAGAATAGGTTTACCAGCAGTCATCATTGGGATTATGTGCTGGTATATATTTAAAACTCAGCAAAGCCATAAAGAAGAAATAATTCGTTGGGAAGAAAAAGATACTAGGGGGGACGAGAGGCTCATTGATGTAATCAAAGAGCAGAATAAACAAAATAGCATTACTTCGGATGCAGTCAACGGATTGAGCGTAGCATTCAAAGATGTTGCTAAAACCAACGAACGCCTATCTATGGAGATCAAAGGAATGGCAGAAGCGTTGATATCCTCTAAACGATAATGGCTAAAGAAACAACTACTACAGTTAAAGAAACTCCAGATCCACCAAAACC